CCTTCGGCCTTATGGCTGGCATGGCGCGGGATAAAATAGGCTCCAGCCTCGCTGATGGACTTGCTGGCTCTCTGGACAGGCTGCGTCGACAAATTCTGGAAAACTTCCCGAAAATTGAAGGCGCGATAACCGGTACCGTGAAAGGCATTCTCTGGGCTGGCGAGATGGTAGGGAGGGTAATTTACCGCCTCATCCAGTTGGGTCAGAGTATAAGCGACTGGTGGGACTCTCTTGATAAGCAGTCGCAGCAGCTGATCGAACTAATTGGAGCGCTAACCGCAGCGTGGTGGATGCTCAACCGCGCTATGCTCGCATCGCCGATTACGTGGGTTCTCGGTCTTGCCGCTGCCATAGCTTTGCTATGGGAGGATTACCAGACCTGGAAGGAGGGCGGTAAGAGCCTCATTGACTGGGGTAAATGGAAGCCTGAAGTAGACGCAGCACTGAAGATGGTCGGTGACCTGAAACAGACTGTCCTCGATCTCGGAAAAGCGCTGGCAAAGCTGCTCAATATCGACCCTAAATCCTGGTCTTTGAAATGGGATTTCAGCAATTTCATTACCCAGATGGGTGAGTTAGGCAAGATGCTGAGTATGATCGGCGACCTGCTTAACGCTATCAAGGACGGTCGCTGGTCGGATGCTGCAAGCATTGGCAGGGCTCTTCTCAAACAAGGCAGTAACCAGCCTGATGCGCTGCCCGGCGTTTCTGACAGTGCCAATAGCGCTGCTGACTGGATAAAGGATAAGACAGGATTTGACCCGCGCAGCATAGGCCGTTTCTTCCGTGGCGAGGGCAATACGCTTGCAGATCGCAACAATAACCCCGGCAATATTCGGCCCGTAGGCGGTGGTGGCTTTCGTGCGTTTGGTTCTGCGCTGGAAGGCTGGGAGGCCATGAAAAACCAGCTCATGCGGTACTTTACTGGTAAAACGACCGGGCGCCGCCTGCAGACGATCATGGATATCGTCAGCACCTGGGCACCTGCGGCCGATAACAACGATCCTGCCAAATATGCCCGTGACGTTGCTGGCTGGATGGGTGTATCACCGACAGCAGCCTTAAACCTGTCCGACCCCAATACGATGGCTATGCTCATGCAGTCTATGGCCCGCAAAGAGGGATATTCGAACTGGAATAGCCCGCTTGCCCATCAGGCTGCTGGAGCGCAGGTGAACCAGCAAAACACCTACAACATCTATGGCGGTAATGCTCAGGAAATTGGGCAGGAAGTAAGTCGCCGCCAGCTTGATGCTAATGCCAGGGTGCTGAGAAATAACCAAACTGGAGCAGGATGATGGATATTCTTTCTACTCTCTTTCAGCAGCAGAGCAGGCGGATCGGGCTGATAGTCCCCAGTGTTGTTATTTCGGAAAAGCACGATGACTCGCTTGAAATAACCGAGCATCCCGTAGAGGTCGGCGCAGCAATTTCCGACCATGCATTTCGACGTCCTTCGGAAGTGGTAATGCAGGTCGGTTTTGCTGGTGGTGGCTCCTTACTTGACTTCGTAGATACATCTTCTCTCGGGCTGAGCGTAGGTATTGGCCCGAAGGAGACTTATCAGGAACTGTTAAATCTGCAGAGCAGCAGGGTGCCTTTAGATGTGGTGACCGGTAAGCGTATTTACACCAATATGTTGATCCGTGCGCTTGAGGTCACTACCGACAGGACGTCGGAAAATATTCTCTCTGCTGTGCTGACGCTCCGGGAAGTGATTATCACAAGCACAACCACCACGCAGGTAGCTCCAAAGTCCAATATGAAGTTAGGGGCGAACACCTCAGCCGTGCAAAACTCCGGGGTGAAAACGCCAGTTCAAAAAAATGAATCAATATTGAGCCGGTTAAGTGGCTTTGTAGCGGGAGGGTAAATGACGATCAGCGAAATCCCTCTTTCCCCGGAAAACCAGCGATTCTCCATATCTGTGGCAGGTCAAAGTCTGCAAATGGCTGTGACCTGGCGTGCTGCTTTCTGGTGTCTGGATATTATGGATAGCAGCGGTGCGGACCTGATAAAGGGGATCCCGCTTATAACCGGCACCGACCTGCTGGCGCAGTATCGCTATCTCGGGCTTGGCTTTTCGCTTTATGTGGGCTGCGACAACCAGTCCAGCGAAAATCCCACTGAGGCCGATCTGGGGATTTATAGCCATCTTTATGCGGTAACGGAGTAAAAATGTCTCAGAACTGGATGCGGCACTTCGAATTGCAGTTAGTCGATTCGAAGGGGAATGCTACTGATTTTGGTAGCTTTAAGAGCACTTTTACTATCGACTGGTTTAACCTCAGCAGCGAAACGCGAGTAGGAACTTTTAAAATCTATAACCTTTCAGCTGATACCGTAAACCGGATCGTCGGAGAGGAATTCTCCCGGATTAGGGTTATCGCTGGTTACGATGGCATTGCAGCTGACGTTCCCGCCAGCCAGGTAGGCGTCGTCAGGACAGTAAACCCCGATGAAGTCGGGCAGATGGATGGTCGAAATTATGGGCTGATTTTCGACGGGGAAATCCGGTACACCATCACAGGGAAAGATAACCCCGTTGATAGCTTTGTCCTCATTCAGGCGGCTGATTCTGATCGGGCATTCGCCACCTCGATCACTGCGCAGACGCTGGCGGCTGGCTATACGGTCTCTGACGTCAATGCAGTGCTCATGAAGGACTTCAACGCTAACGGGGCCACGGAAGGGAATACCCCTGCAATGCCTGCAACGGTGTTTCCTCGCGGCAGGGTGCTTTTTGGTATGACCCGGCATCTGATGGATAACGTCGCCGAGCAATGCAAGGCTGACTGGATGTTTGTCGACGGTAAGCGGGAAATGGTGGCGAAAAATGAGGTTGTTCACGAAGCCATTAAACTGAACAGCGCCACCGGCCTTGTGGGTATGCCTCAGCAGACCATTGGTAGCGGCGTTAACGTCCGTTGCCTGATTAACCCTAACATCCGCGTTAATGGCCTGATCGAGCTGAATCAGGCTTCCGTGTTCCGTACCGCGCTGGGGAATAACGATATCGCCATGACCCAAGGGCGTATCACTGACCAGAACAACAACGGAAACATCACCATTGAAGGCACAACTGCGCAGCCTGCCAGTATTGCTACTGACGGCGTTTATATTGTCCGTGGCATTATGTACACTGGCGACACAAGGGGCCAGGCGTGGTACATGGATATGATGTGTGAAGCGCGTGGTGCGGCGGATCTGGTCTCCTCATCTGCGCGGGAGAGAGGGCTCTAATGAAACAGTTTTGCTTGGCATTAGCTGTGATGGTATCCATGCCGACGATGGCTGCAATCCAGTGTGGCAATTACATAATGACCGGCGAAGGTATGACCGTGATCAATGGTGAGACTGTCACATCACAGAAAGTAAAATTCTTGGGGAAGGATGGCGATTACGCAAACATGAAAATGGACATGGGTCTTATGCCTGCTCGCGATGGTAATAATTACGGCTTTGAATTCGTGAAGCGTAACGGTAAGGCGTTCCTTAATGTCCAACTTCTGCAAAACAGTATGGATGCCCCGAAAATCATCGGGTCGTTCCCCTGCAGAAAGGTGCCCAGCTAATTATGTATCACGTTAAATTGTTAACTACTTTGCTTTTAAGCTCTCCCCTTTTTGCTTTTGCTTCTGGGGTGTCCGGCCCGCCAATAAATATAATTTGCGGTAAAGATAATTACATATTATATGAGAGTGTAAATTATCAGCACGCAGCAATTAAAAATGGCGTATTGATGAGCGATACAAAAGGGTTTTCAAATCCCTATGAAGATGACGAAAACGCCATTATTTTTGAGTTTGATGAATGGGGGCAGAATGGAGGCATTCACGTGCATCATTTTCTCGTATTCAATACCATTCATAAAACGATGACGCTGCAAAAGCGTACTCTTGATGCCGATAATCTACCAAGAGGTGACGGCACCACTGAAAAATGCAAGCTTAAAAAATAACCCGCTCCGGCGGGTTTTTTAATGCCCGGAGTAAAGCAAATGGCGGTATCAGATAAAACTCGCAGCGGTGCGCTGGCGCAGGTTCTGGCGTCAGAGAGAAAGGCGCTAACCGAACAACTTCGCGTTGCAATGCCCGGCATCATCCAGTCTTTTGATCCTGACGCAGTGACCGCCGTAGTGCAGCCGGCGATCCGCTACATCGAGCGAGATAACGACGGCAACAAAAGTACCAAGGATTATCCGTTGTTGGTGGATGTTCCTGTTGTATTCCCTCGCGGCGGAGGCTGCACGCTGACTTTTCCTGTTAAGGCTGGTGATGAATGCCTTGTTATCTTTGCAGACCGCTGTATTGATTTCTGGTGGCAAAGCGGAGGTATTCAGGAGCCAGTAGACGAGCGCATGCATGATTTATCCGATGCCTTCTGCATTGTTGGTCCGCAGTCGCAGGCGAAGAAAATCGGCGGCATCAGCACCAGCGCAGTAGAGCTGCGCAGTGATGACGGGGAAACAAAGTTGAGTCTTAATCCTGCCAGCGGAGCTATCAACGGCACGGCGCCGGGAGGTTTTAACCTGAACGGGCTTAAAATTCTTTCGGACGGACGCCTGCAGCTGGTGGATGGCTCAATCGTTGATAAGCATACGCATGGTGGCGTTGAGCCTGGTGGCAGCAGTACAGCACCACTCGGAGGATGATATGCGATACCGTAGAGAAGATGACGATGGGGATTACACCTTCGGTCAGGGTGATGATACCTGGCTGGTTAACTCCCCAGAGGCTGTCGCGCAGGCCATAAAAACTCGCTTTCTGATTTGGTACGGACAGTGGTTTCTGGACACCACGGAGGGAACCCCGTGGATTCAGTCCGTTTTGGGTAAGCAAAAGCCGGATACATACAATCTCGCTATCCGCAAGCGGATCCTCGAAACGCAGGGGGTTAGCTCAATCACTGCATTTAACACCACCGTTGACGGTACCACGCGCCGTGTAACGTTCACAGCAACGGTGGAAACCATCTACGGGACAACCACAGTAACTTCGGAGGCGTAATGTCTTTGGACCTCGACACACTCGGCTTATCGGCAACGGTAACCGCTGAGGGGATAAGTGCGCCCGACTATCAGACCGTTCTGGACACCATCACCGGCTATTTTCAGCAGATTTATGGCAGTGATGCCTATCTCGCCCCGGACAGCAAAGACGGCCAGATGGTCGCTCTGGTGGCTCTGGCCATTCACGATGCCAACAACACGGCTATTTCTGTTTACCGGTCATTTTCTCCGTCGACGGCACTGGACGATGCATTAACCAGTAACGTCAAAATTAACGGCATCGCTCGCCGGGCTGCGACAAACTCTACGGTCGATGAGCTGATCGAAGGTGAGGCCGGAACGTTAATCACAAACGGCTCTGTGAAAGATGCCAACGGCATCATCTGGAATCTTCCTGCTCAGGTGACAATTGGTATTGATGGGACGGTTATTGCTACAGCGACGTGTTCTGTTGCTGGCGCTGTGGCGGCCCCTGCCGGGTCAGTCAATAAGATAAACAC